CGAAGTTACAGAGATGCAACTTAAACTGGGCGATATGTGGAACCGTGACGAGTATCCAACCGCCGATGCAATACGAGACCGATTTCGTATGCGTATCAGCTACATGCCGCTACCCGATGCAGGGGACTGGCGCATCGACATCCAGAACGAGGCGCAGCAGCAACTGACACAGCAGTATGAGCAGTATTACAACAACCAGATAAAATCTGCGATGAATGACCTGTGGCACAAGCTGCACGACAACCTCACCACATTGGTACGTCAGCTAGACTATGACGCCGATGGCAAACGCAACCGCGTGTATGATACCGTATTTGATCGGGCGCATGAACTTGTGGAGATGTTGAGTACCTGTAACGTGACAGGTGACAGTCAGATGGAAGCCATGCGGCAACGCCTCGACACCGCGCTCTATGGTCTGACTGCGGACGCCGTGAAGCGTGACGACACACTGCGTGACACTGCACGCGAGAAGGTCAAGGACGCTATCGCTAACCTGCCATCATTGGATTTCTGATGTTAGGGATTGTCCCTAACAAACTGGGGTCAGGAAAACCTGACCTCGCTATAACTCTAACTGCATAAGATAATAGGAGAACGACATGCAGAACTCAGCACAACAAATGTATTCACTATCACTTGACGAGTGTGTGGATTTAATCGCCGCCGTGGGTACCAAACGTACCATCCTCATGCAAGGTGACATGGGTAACGGCAAATCATCAACGCTCAAGACACTAGCCGAGCGGTTCCCCGATCACGTGCCGATCTACTTCGACGCAACCAACAAAGACTTGGGTGACATGATGCTACCAAGTATCAAGGACGTAGACGAGCAGGGGTTCGTTCGGTTTATGCCGAATGAGGAGATGGGCTTGCACCTCGACAAGCCTGTGATCGTGATGATCGACGAGTATGGCAAGTCAAACCCATCCGTGAAGAATGCTCTTAACATCCTAATGCTAGAGCGTAAGATGGGCAGCTACGAGCTGCACCCTGACAGTATCGTGTTTGCAACGACTAACAAGGGAGCCGAGGGTGTCGGTGACATCATCCCACCACATGGTCGCAACCGCATCACAATCGTGCAGGTGCGCAAGACCGATCACATGACGTGGATCGAGTGGGGTATCAACAACGGTATCGAACACACATTGCTAGGTTGGGTCAAAGACAATCCCCAACTGTTCGCATCGTTCGAGGACGTACGTGATCCCGACGACAACCCATACATATTCCACCCAAACCAACAACGTGCCGCGTTTGTCACGCCTCGTTCACTACATGCTGCATCTGACATACTACATGCACGCGCTGACTTGAACGACACAACACTGACAGCCGCACTCATGGGTACAATCGGTGATCGCGGTGCGATGGACTTGATGGCCTTTGTCAAACTAGCCGATCAGCTACCGTCACTTGAAAGTATCAAGACCAAGCCGTTGGAAGCTAAGATACCGTCGAGCGCAGCCGCCGTGTGTATGGTCGTGTATCGTACGCTTGCCGCAGTCGAAGCCGATTGGCTTGACAAGTGGATGGAATACTTGCCGCGCTTGGATGCCGAGGCACAAGGCTTGTTCGCCAATGGCGTACGCTCAGAGAAATACAACAAGCGTAGCATGGTGATGACCAACAAGAAGTTCACAACATGGGCACGTGAGCACAACTACATGTTCGGTGCAGATAAGAAGTAAGGAGAACGATAGTGAAAGAATGGACAGAAAAAGACAGGTTGTATGATGCAGGTGCATCTACACTCATTGAACTTGAGAATACGTTAGAGCGATATGTAGGCGACAAGTTTCAATGGGAATGGCGTTCCGTGGTCGGGGAAGATGCCGCAAGGAACCCCATATGGAGTTTGCATTTGTATGTAGAATTAAAAGAAGAAGATAACGGTGATGATTGGTGCCAAGCCTGTGAGGATGGCACCTGCGAAGAGTTAACAAATAACGAGGAGAACGACTAATGTTTGTAACAAATCTAACAGCAGAACAGCGGCTTTCACGAGCCGTTGTGTCTATCATGGGACACGAGAGATACGTTGCGCTTGCAGGTATCTTGATGATTGGCGAGCGTACCGTGGTCGATGACCATGCAACAGCTTACACAGACGGACGTGACGAGGGGTACAGCCGAGCGTTCATCGAACAGCTTAACGATGCCGAGTTGCGCTTTCTCATACTGCATGAGAACTATCACAAGCTATACCGACACCTGCATATCTGGCGTTGGATGTACGAGGAAGACGCCGAACTTGCTAACATGGCGTGCGACTACGTTATCAATCTCAAGCTAGTTGATGACAACCAAGATGGCTTTGCGACTATGACTGGCGCACTAACGTGTGGGTGTTACGATGAGAAGTACAGAGGAATGGACGCAGCGCAGGTCTACCGGGAACTACGTCAAGATGATCCACGTAAGAACCTACAGGGACAAGGTGACGGAACCGGTGCCGGTACCACTGGTGATGACAACACTGGAGTAGGTCAGCAATCGTTTGACGAGCACAAGTGGGACGAGGCCAAGGAGTTGAGCGATGACGAGCAACGCGAACTAGCCAAGGAGATTGACGAGGCCATCCGTCAGGGTGCGCTAGCCGCAGGTAAACTTGGCAACGGTATGGATCGTGAGTTGAAAGACTTACTCGAACCGCAGGTCAACTGGCGTGAGGTGTTGCGTGATTTTGTTACAGATACATGCTCTGGCTCTGACTACAGCAGCTACAACAAACTTAACAGACGGTGGGTGCATCTTGGTGTTGCCATGCCGAGCGGCGTGACCGAGCGCGTGAATGAGTTGGTTGTGTTGGCTGACATGTCGGGATCAATCGGACAACGAGAGCAGACAATCATGCTGACCGAAGTGGCCGAGGTGTGTAAGACTGTTCACCCTAACAAGTTACGCATACTGTATTGGGACACAGCAGTTCGCCGTGACGAGGTGTACGAGATGGATCAGATCGAAGACTTCATGAAGTCCACAAAGCCCAAGGGCGGTGGGGGCACAGACATCGAACCTGTAGCACGTTACATGCAGGAGCATGGCATCAATCCAGACGCGGCTATCATCCTAACAGATGGTCACTTGTTCGGGTCATGGGGTCAGTGGGCGTGCCCAACACTCTGGTGTATACTCGACAACAAACGCGCCAAGCCACCAGTCGGTAAGACCGTGCACATTAAAGCAAGGGATATGTAATGAGCGAAGAATTATTAGAGATGGTGCTACGGTACCTAAACGAAATGGCACAGCGTGGTGACCACGAAGCCCAACAACTATTTAACATGATTGGAGAACAACAATGAGACTAGAGACAGTGGAGAACCTACGCAATCACGATGATAGCATCATCATAGCAGGTCAACCAGAACAGCTATACGCGTTCAAACGCGAGGTCGCCAAGAAGGTACGAGGCGTGCAGTTCAAAGGCCGTGACAGGAGTTCGTTATGGGTATACCGCGAGACCGATTTCACCGCGCTAGGGTACATCGGCTACGGTGACTTCCAGACAACACGTTATGCTGCGGACAAAAGCTATGCCGTGTTTGCACCGACAATCGAGAACGCCAAGTATGCCAACTACTCAGAGCAATGTCGGATGCGTCAGTCTAAGAACATGAACACAGCCATACGACATGCGAAGTCATACCTGATTAAAGCACCGCTGCTGACAACCACGGCACAGTACATCACCAAAGTGTCGAACAAACTTAGCACAGTTACGGCTAAATTGCAGAACGAAGTGCACGCAACCATGAATAACATAGGTGTGAGTAGCCACAGCAGAAGTTCACAGTTGCTTGCCGAGTTGTTGCACCTGCACAAGCGGGAGCATGGATGGCTAGACCCAACTATGTCTGACAAGTTACAGGCGTACATCGAAGCCGAACATGAGTATCAGTTGGATACGCAGAAAGTGTTACCTGCTATGTTCATCCATATGTATGAGAAGTTTGGCGCACAGTGTTGTGACATCATAGACGTGGATAACATCAAACGGTTCAGCGAGTACAATCCAGAACGACATGCAACAGTGCGCGAGAACGTGCGGTTCGACACTTTACCACAGGACATCGTGGATCGGATGTATACTCTGAACATGGTCGAAGCGAACGACTACGTGGACGAAGTGGGTGTAAAGATCAACAATGCTGCGTATCTGCTACATGTATAACGTAATTGATGATATAACTTATCGTGTGGAGATAAAGCCTGACACTAAATACGTCGAGGTACAATGTTTTGGCATGAATAGTGTTGACATGGAAGCAGAGGGTACCTATATGTCTGTCATGGAGTTACCCGAATGGATCAAGGACAAGTTGGCAGTGCTGAATGTGCTGCCCTCGCCACCGCCCCAACAGTACGTGGAAGACGTTGGTGCGAAGATCAACGAGAATGTCTTTTGGGTAGTAAAAGATTGTTAGGGAAAGTCCCTAACATGGGGCGGTACGCCGCCCCTAAAAATAATTGTTGACACCAGTTACCGCGAGAGGACAAGATGATGACCCCAGAAGCAAAAGTTAAAAAGGTTGTGGTACAGCAACTAAAAGACATGGGTGCCTATTACTTTTACCCAGTAACAGGTGGATATGGACGCAGTGGTGTACCTGACATCGTAGGATGTTACGAGGGACTTTTCTTTGGGATCGAATGCAAGGCAGGGAAAAACAAACCCACGCCATTGCAAGAGAAGAACTTAAAACAAATTGCCGAGGCAGGTGGGCTTGCCTTGGTTGTGAACGAAGAAAACATGCGCATGACGCGCGAATTATTAACAGCATATGCACGAGGTTGAACAACAAACCATGCTTAATAAACTTATGACAGTGACAATCTATTGCAACAAACGTCTTGAAAACGATGTTGCGTTTGGGATTAACGTGGAGAACGGCGAGGACGTCTTTATCCATCCGAGTGTTGTGCGTGCGCACAACGTAGACGTGGGCATGTCAGCCGACATGATTGTCATGCCGAATAAACCAGAAAAGGCGCATATGACACCGTGGCAAGCGGTGCGTATGGTTGACAACACACTACGACAGGACGAGATAGTAACCGAAGCCACGTGGGAAGAACGTGTTACGTCATTGTTCCTTGATGAAGAGGATCACTTCCCGCGTACAACAGCCGAGGTCGCATCGGCCTTGGGTACCGAAACCGTTGCCATAGCGAAAGTGTTGGAGCGGATGCACCACAACGGCAAGCTAGCCAAGTCCAAGGTGTATGCGAGTGGTATGCAAGACAGCGCATCATTCTGCATGTGGGCACCGAAGACTGACTGGTTCACGTTGTGATCTATTATTACACTGCGCTTGTAATAAGCTATGCCATTGACGGTGAGCCTGTAAAGGCCGCTGTCTGGTATTCGCGGGAGAGCCATTGTCAGGAAGCTATGAATGACAATCTTGGCGATCCGATCTACAATCATCTATATGAAATTTACGGCACAGACATCATGATGGCCTGTTATGTCAGCGATGAAGTGTCATTCATATTGAGACCTAAACTTAGACCAGAAGGAGAGTAACATGTCAGACGCGCAGGAAGTTAAACGCGATAAACTAACACCTGCACTTGAGGAAGAGTATCGGTTCTTAAAACGACAGGTAGATTTTTGGATGGAAGCACAGCATAAGCGCGATGCATCACCGTCAGCACAACAACGCTACTGGTACGCGAAAGACGATTTAACAAAGTTTGTGTCTAACAGGCGACGAGAGGGGTATAACATATGATTGTGCGTATTCCACACACGACGAAGTATGAAGGGGTGTACCGTGAAATATGGTTAAAGCAGAACAAGATCGACAGGGAAGTGAACAAGAAGTTGCAAGCCCCTGCGGTCAACTACCAACAGGCACGAGAGAATGGCATGAAGGGTGGACGTCCGTCACAACGTGCCGATGTTCAAGCACCACGCGACATAACAATCAAGCTATCACCCAAGGCTAAAGTTGTTAACAGGATGCTACACAAGGGTATGAAGGTGCGGGAGATCGGGGAGATACTTGGCATCAGTCACCAAGCCGTGTCGCACATGAAGAAGAACTATGGTTTGCCGAGAAAGGATGTGAAATGAAATCAGCGAACGAGTGGTATACAATCTATTTGGATTGTGAAGCTGCGTATTTGATGGCACCGAAGTGGTCGCCATACAGACTAATCTGGAAATTTGGAATGTGGTATGCCGAACGAAACAGACGCAAGGCTAATTGACGTAGCCAGTACAGTGAAGCGTCTGCGTAAGGAGTTATCAGATGCAGAGTGGGACGAGACACCAGACGTCCCGATAATCAAAAGCGAACTAGCACACTACGAAGCCCTCTCAGAACAGGGCGTGCTATGGGAGCCGACATTTTAATTGGAGAACGACATGACTAAAAAAGAAGAAAAGGTGTGGGCATACCTAGTTGCCAACCGCAAAGCGAAACTACAGGACGTAGCCGAAGCGTGTAATGTAGAATTAGAATTTGTTTGCAAACTTGTAGACCGTATTGGAACACCTGACTGGCGTGAAGAGCCGTTTGATCCGTATGCATTGGTAGACGCACCGATGCCAACCCCCAAGGAAAAGATACAGATGTCTCGGGCTGACGTGTTAGACACAGCCAAGGATTACGTCACACGTGACCGCGCAGCAGACCACGGCGACATGGAAGACAACTTCCGCACCATAGCATCTTACTGGAATACCCATCTCGACATAGATACCATCAAACCACAGGACGTTGCGGTTATGATGACCATGCTAAAGCTAGCGCGTATCCGACAGAATGAGTGGCACCTCGACAACTGGATTGACGCGTGCGGATACATGGCGTGTGGCGGCGAGATTGTGAGCAAGTGATGGACTTAATTACGTTAGACTTTGAGACATATTACGACAGGGACTACTCTCTGTCTAAGATGACAACAGAAGCCTACATTCGTGACGACAGATTTGAAGTCATTGGTGTAGCCGTAAAACTTAACAATGAAGAAACGGAGTGGGCTAGTGGGACTAAGGAACAGATTGCGAAGTATCTCGCCGCGTACGATTGGGACAACAGTATGGTACTTGCCCACAATACTATGTTTGACGGTGCTATTCTTAGTTGGCATTTTAATATCCGTCCTCGCGCTCTTACCGATACTCTGTGTATTTCCCGTGCTTTACATGGGGTCGAGGCTCGTGGTGCACTCAAAGCGTTGGCTGAGCGATATAATATTGGTGAGAAAGGCAATGAAGTCGTCAGAGCACTTGGCAAGCGACGACTAGATTTTAGCGATGCCGATTTAGAATTGTATGGGGACTATTGCATCAATGACGTTGACCTAACATACAAGCTGTTCGGCATAATGGGACGACGGTTCCCGAAGCGTGAGTTGCGGTTGATTGATCTAACGCTACGCATGTTCACTGAGCCGACAGTCGAGTTAGATCGTGGGCTACTGGACAGCCACCTCGAAGACAT